AACGATGTAGCCAACTCGGTCGTTTGGCTCCAGGTTTGCGATCACCCGTGGAACACGGATCTGACCGTCGATGCCACGCGTAATTGGATCTTGCTTAAAGGTTGACCTGCTGTACGCGCTCAAGCTGCCGAAACCTGAGTTAGCAGCAATCGAAGGACGCTGGACAGCACCGTCAGTCCCCGACTCCATCAGGTCGGTCTTGGGACGAGAGGAGAGAAGAGTTGGGTTGCCGAAGAACTGAACGTTCTTGCGCATGGTACGAACTAACTCGTCATGCGTCACAATATGGTTGGCTACGGCGTCAAATTCGCCAAAACCTTCCATTGAAAATCCCTTGGGGTTGTTGAAGATCTCAACGCAAGGAATAAAACCAAGGGAATTTTTAAAAGTTTTAGTTTTGCCTGGGCTGGCAAAGGAAGGCATGTCAAAGGACATCTCGCCCTCTGAATGCGTTTCTTCAATCTCTTTTGCTTTGATCGAAAGCTTGATGTAGCGCTTGGCGCCTTGGTCGCCAGTGATTGCGTTACCTGTGACGTTGGTGACATTAATGTTGTCACCAAAGCCAAAACCACGCCGAACCTTGTAGCTGTAGATGATGATTACTTCTTCCAGCTCACCGTCTACGTTGTAGAAGCTCCGATACTCGTGTTCACGGAAGTAGTACAGCCGATAATTCTGCTTGGTTGGCCGAATATAAAACAATCCTTTGCCATCACACAGGAAATAATCCCAGATAGAATCCAGGCGTGTATCAAGTTGGTTGTACTTGAGTACACGGTCAATAAAATCCTTGCGCTGGTTACCGAAGTTATCTTGCCCTGGGAAAAATTCAACACCCTGACGGATGCCGAATAGCTTCATCTGCGCCAGGTGAGAGGCAACAACGCTGGTATCAACAACTGCATTGCCATCCTTCTCGATGTAAGCGTTGATGATTTCTTGAAGTCTGGCATTAGAGCTAGTTGCCATTCACCTGTTGCTCCTTCTGTTTTTTGATCTTAGCAGTTTTCTTATCTTCTTTCTTCTTGTGAAGCCAGCGACCAAAGAAACTCAGTTCAGCCGGAGTATAAAGTTCCGGATGCTTAAGAGCACGTTTCACCAGCTTCTTTGTCTTCACATTACACCCCCAAAGTAAAGCCCAGCTTGGCCAAGCTGAGGTCCACGGTAAAACTGCGAGTTGGCAATACCTGCCATATTGCCGATTGCATTGGGAAGATTGCTGCTGCCCATTGCCATTGGTAAACCTAAGGGCGCAGAACCGGGCATCGGTTTGGGGCCAGGGGTACCATAAACACCTTCAACCGCACCTCTGTCTTCTCCGGGAAGAACCGGTTGCTTGACGGGGCCTTTACCTGGAATCACAAAACCAGGGCCAAAGGGATTGCCGGCAACCCCGGACTTAGGGCTGTGAAGGATAAAACGGTCGCGCTCTTGTTCCAGCTGGAATGGGTTGTAACCAGGTGCGTTCATGTAGCCTGGCAGTGGCTGAACATTCAGCTGATTGGGATTGAACTTAGCCGCAGGGGAAACAGTTGCTCCGTTACCTGGCATCCCTGGAAGTCCATATCCGCCGTCAGTTCTCAACATGTAACTCTTATCTCAATTTTCCTATTTTACTCGTCTTCTTCCAGTTCGTACAGAGAAGGATCAGCAACCTTGGTGAGGATAATTCCGTCACCCTGTACGTCCCAATTCAAGATATCTCCTTCCCTCCAACCCATTTCTTCTAGAAGATCTTCTGGAAACGTGAGGAACTGCTCACCGTTTTCGTCTTCTTCGACCTCAAGAATGTAGCTCATTTTGTCAAAAGCTTTTCCATAAGCTTATCAAGCTTATTATTAATTTCGCGAAAGTTGTCGTGCATTTCTTGGATTTCCCTTAAGAAGTCAACCTTCAGCACATAGTCCAAAGGCATCCGATTGATCTGGTCTTCCAAGATGTCGATCCTTCTTTTTTGGGAATTCGTGTAATTGAACGCTTGTTGAATATCCTGGTTCTGCCTGCCTAGAATCTTACTGGCAACCCAGGTTCCGCCACTGACAGCAGAAACAATAGCTGTTAAGGCCAGGGCGACGTATTCGGGACCCACAACTTTACAAATGCTTTTTTCTAATTCTAATTTTAGAAATCAAGATGAAGCTGTCCTTTTCTAGCGAGTCCGGTTACCAACCAAACCAGAGCGTCCACGCAGTCGTCATGACTACTGACGCCGAAATTTGTGAGTTCCTCGAAGAGATTTGTGAAGTTCCGGAAGCGATTGAAAATAATTTTGCGGTCTTCGAACATGCCAATAATTCCCCTAAACCGTGCCAGCTTGTCTGCACGGAATCCTTTGACGGGATGCCAGATGAGGTTATACAAACCTTCGTTATTAAGGCAAACCCGTTTGAAGTCGGCTTCGAGAGAAGCCTGATACTGGACGGCTTCTGACCAGATATCGCACGTTGAATACGTTGGGAAGTAGTGCCCGTTGTCATCCTTTCCAATCACTGACCAGTCGTTAAGCAACTCCTTCATGGCATCCAGCTTTTCAAGGTTGCCCATGACCCGGATCCGCCGGTAATCAATGATGTGGATGCGATCCCCGATGCGTCCACCCAGGATCATCACGGTGTAGTCATTTTTCTCCTTGACGCCAGCGGATAAGTCCACACCAATACCAAGAGTATCAAACTCTGTTGCAATCTCCGCCTTAACAATTAGTTCAGGTGCCAGAGACAGTTCATTCTGTCTGACGACCTGGTTCATGTATTGGAAAGAAAAAGCAATCGGTGCTTGCCGTTTCTTTTCTTTCAGGTAATCCAATGACCACATCTCAGGCCAGTAGGATTCTTCGTCACCAGTTTTGGGATCCGTTTGGATGGCAGAAAGAACGATCTGCGTCCAGTTGTTCTGCTCGTTAAATGTGGTGGCGTGAATGTCGTCATGCCGGAAGCGCGTACCAAGGCAGATCGCCCTGGCCCCCTCAAACATGGTGGGAGCAATCACCGCGTTCCAGTTGTCCTGCATCATCTTTCTGATGTCAGGGTTGGAAATATCCGCAGCTGATTTGATGGCGTCATCAATCATCACAAGATGAGAACGCTTGGAGGTCACCGAACCTTTCAGACCTGCAGCGCAGAGAGTGAACTGTTCATCACCGGTTACGTCAATACCAGCAAACTTATGGTCAATGGACCAATACTCATTACTGGTGACGTTCTTCAAAAGGCGAACGGTTGGAAAAACTTCCTGATACCGCTTGCTTTCAATGATGCGTTTAATGGTTGCAGATTTGGAACGCGCAATATCAACCGTGTAGGACAGATACAGAATCTGAAGGGGAAGTTTGGCCTGAGCGTGAATGCCAATAGCCCATGCTGTCAGCAAACCAAGGACAGTGCTTTTAGCTGAACCCCGTGGAGCAAGAAGATCAATGTTGGGGCCAGCAATTTTGATCAGGCAGTTGCTGTCTTCATTTGTGATGAAGTGGCGGTGCCAATCCAGGTGGTGCTTAGCAGGTTTCTTCTTCTCATCCATAAACTCGCAGAAGTAACTAAAATCTTCGCGAGCACGCTCAATGGCTTCTAGATTTTTCTGTGGCTTAACGTTGTATTTTTGCGCAGCAGCTTTTGCATTACGCCGGTACGCAAGATGAACGTATGAAGGCACAGGACTGTTTCAGAGTATTACTGAATACTAACCGAAAGAACCAGATCTGAATGGATCTTCTACTTGGCCACGGCGGCGGTATTCATCTGCAGCCTGACGAGCAATCAATGCTTTTTGTTCATCAAAAGAAGGAGCCTCTGCCTCATAACGCATTTGAATCACACGCTCACCGCTGGGGTTGTTATGCGTATCTTTTGTTGAGGGACCGTAGAAGGGCTTATCCCTACTACCAAAATTACGCACTGGTGTGTAAGGACCTTGTGGTACAGCCGGAGTATTCCAAGCAATATCGCCCATAACTTCACCACGAGGTCCCCGTTCCTTGAATGTCTCTTCACCCCTGGGGCCTGTTTCTGGCGCAGCTTCCTGTGGTGCGTTTTCCACAAGAGCCTGCCTAGACGCCTGGTTACCAGCAGCTGCTTGTTGTTTTAAAATTTCAATATTTTTTTGAATGGCTTGGCTGGCACGAGCGCGGCGATAATCTTCTCTGCCTACATTTTCTAAACCGTACTGTTGAACTTCGTAATCTTCTGGAGTTGCGGCTCGCTCAAAATACGTGTAATTTTGTTCTACAGGAATTTCAAACCCCATATCAACTAACTGTTGTCTATACGCAGCGCGAGAAGGGGCTTCTGCCGTGCTCTTGTATTTTGCATTAGCTAAAGGAGTTTTGTATAACGTTTCAAAAAGATTTGCCCTGGCCGCCATTGCGTCATCATATGCCTTTAGACGCGCAAGGTTCTCTGGGCTATCTCCGGTATAACCGACCGAAGCGGCATAACCAGGATTAGAACGCAAAGCAACAGCACCAACTGTTTGAACATCGTTTGGCACTGGATACTTTTCTAATTCTTTTTCATAGCGTTTATATAAATTACTGCTTAAGCTATATCCTAAATTTTCTCTAGAAAAATATCCGCCATACTGGCCATAACTAGGCATGTAGGAAATATTTGGCCCAAGTTTTGCAGATGGGAATTCATCCGCAGAAAATTGAGGTGCTGCTTTTAACTGTGATTCATATTGGCGTTTTGCTTCACCGTAATAACCCATCTCACGTTTATCTTCTTCCGTGAGATTTGCAGATTCAATATCTTTACGCTGCTCTGGTGTTAACTGGTTTAAGTATTGTTGAAATAAATTAGGGCTAGCACCGGTTGGCGCGGGTTCAATAACAGAAGCTTCAACAATATCGGGCGATACACTAGCCAGTGTTTCTCCCCTGGGTCCAGTCTGCTGAGGAGCTTTGGCCTGGGGAACGTACGCACCCTTGGGAAGATATGGATTAGCGCCAGGTTTTGACGTTGGATTATTGCGATACCATTCGGCAGCACCCATGCCGTAGGTCTTGAGCATCCAGCTGTAAAGGTTTTCGTTTACAGCCATTTACCCAATCCTGTTTTGGTCAAACATGCTTAAAGGACCAAACGCTCCAAGGGGAGCAAAGTTGTTTGGTTTGGTTGTTTGTTGATCGCTCATGGAAGACATCAACGCTTCCGGCTCATAAGAAGAGCGATATGGTTTTTGACCAGAATTTAAAAGGGTCTGGAACAATTCATCGTTCTGGGCAGACAGCTTACCCATCCGCGCCTTGCGTGCTTCCTGGGCTTTAACAAACATCTCGTTGTTAAGTGCCTGGCCAGCCATTGGAGCTGGTTGCTTGCCGCCGCCCATTACTTTGCTCCCTTGCGTTTCTGCTCTTGATACTTACGCGCTTTATCTAATGCCGCCCGACGCTTTTCTTTGTCAGACATCTCAGAGCCATCTTCGTTTTTGGCTTCTTTCTTCTTGAAATGCTCAAGAAGCTCGGGTGGCATCTTGCTCTTTGACATGATTATCAGCGCTGACCCATTGCACGAACACGCTCCAAGAGCCGCTGATATTCAGGGCTGCCAACATCTGGCATGCGAGTTGTACGGCCAGGACCAAACTGAATGCCAGAACGGAGACCAGCACCTGAAGCCTCGCCTTGACCAGCACCACCAAAGGGCGCACCAAACACACCAGCACCACGCTCTACAGCGCCACCGGGAGCAACTGGTTTAGCCGCGCCACGCTCGAAGTCACGGAACATTTCTTCCCGGCGGCCAGACCGATCACGTTCGCGGGTGAGTTCACCACGCTGATACGCCATCTCCTCTGCACCAGGGGGTGGTGTCACAGGAGCAGAACCTGGAGCTTCCCCAGGGAACATAGAAGCCTTGCCGGTTTCAGGTGCAGCTTCTTCTGCTTGGCGGATGGCAGCACGCCGCTGCTCAATACCTTCCCTGGAACCTTGCGCGGCACGCATACGTGCAGCTGTGCTCCCGGCTAGACGTTGGTTCTGCGTTTCGGCGCCCATGTTCTTTTATTCGTTAATTAGTATTTTAGGCGGAGTAACTTTACTCTTCTAGTTGCATTCTAGCCCATACACTCATCGAAGCTTCTTGCAAGGGGCCTTCGATGGGATCATCCTTAAAGATAAACATCAACTCACGGATGGCACGATCAGCACCGGCCATCAGGAGACCTTTGCGATCTCTGGCTGATGTAAACTGTTCGATCTGTGCAATGGCACCACGTAATTCTTTTTGCATGCTGGCAACACGCGCAACACCAGCATCACGCTTCACGACACCCTGCTCAACAGCTTCCCTGAGTTTGCGGATGTCTTCTTGCATCTCATCAATTTCGTACAATAGGGTTTTGCGGTGATCAACCTTCTTGTAGTTACTGTTGACCCAGAGGTCACATGCAACAATGCTCCCGGTATACCCAAGAAAGCGGGCATACAGGAAGCATTCGATTACAGAGTTGTTGTCCTTAGCAAACGAGCAGAAAGATTCTTGAACTGACGAATCAAGGTTATCGACCCATTGGTCGAAGACCTCAATATCGATAAGCTCGTTGGGCCTGTTGGTAGTCCCGCTCTTCGTCACGCCGCTTTTCTTCTGCGGCGTAACCGATAGTTTTGCGTTCTTCTGATCCAACATCTTCTGCCTTTTTCTTTGAGAATTCGTAGGCTACACCGGCTGCCTGGCGATATTTGTCAATATCAAACCAGTCATCTGCGTTGTAAGTATCCGTAATATTGCCGGAAACTGTCGTAGCCATTCTAATAACTCAAATCAGAAGTTGCTCATCATACCGGCAAGACCGGTAGCAAAGATGTCGCGGCGGCCTTCAACGCTCTTCTGACGTTGTTGGCGTTGCTTGGAGGATTCCAGGCGCTCAAGCAGTTGCTCGAACTTGCCAATATCAAAGTAGTCGTCGGTTGTGTTACCAGCAACAGTCATGACAGTTCCATAACTAATGAACTAATTATAAGAGATTGTTTCCTAGAAACTAAAGGCACTAACCAAACTCTTGTAGATATCACCCTGTGCAGCAATCTTCTGCACTTCCTTGGCGCCTTCGTTCTTAAGTTTCTGGGTTTCTTTATCAATCTCACCTTGGAGATTGGTCAGACCAGCGCTGTACAGGAACTGACGGGAGTCACGTACGTTCTGAAGCTGTTGCTCCAGCTCTGCAGGAGTTCCTTCAAACTGATCAGCAAAGGAAGGAAGGGTGACCTTGGTGCGGCCTTCCAGGTCACCACCGTAGGTGGGCAGCAAGCTCTTATCAAACTTGAAGGTACGCTTGCCTGTGCCAACGCCCTGGGCATCCTTGATTTCGTCACCATACATGGTGTCGTAATAGGAATCCAGGTAGCTGCGGTTGAACTTCTTCTGATATTCCTGACCCTTGTAAAGGGATTCCTTAAGGTCGTTAACGGTCTGGTAGTAACCACCCTTAAAGCGCTCCAGGCCAGCAGCCTTCTCTTCCTCTGTTGCTTTACGGCCAAGGATCTCTTCATACGCGGCACCCAAGCCGGTTTGGAATCGCTGGGGTGCAATCTCTTCTGAGTACAGTTTGGCGAACTGGTTGACATCACCCTCCTTGCCAAACATGTCGTACTTGGTGGTGTACTCACGCAAGTAGTCCTGTGCCTGCTGAAAGTTGATTAAACCGCCACGCAGCTGGCTTTCAATAGAAGATTTGAAAGGATCGTAACCAGCGACAGCACTGGCTTCACGAGCAGCTTCCTTTTGAGCAGCAGCTTGTTCCTTGGCAAGGATGCGATTTTCTTCCCTGGTGGAACGGTCGCGATAGAACTGCTTATCAGCTTCTGCGTAACGCAGTTGTTCCTGCTGAAGACCAAAAAGCTGAGCATGTGCTTGCTGCTGGAATGCCAGCTGCTGTTGCGTCATCGTTTCATTAAACGATGCAGCGCGGTCAGCACGAGAATCAGCCTTGAGGTCTAACTCGTAACGACGAGAGTTCGCAAGTTGAGTTTCAGCGAGCTGAGCATTACGGAACGCTTCCTGACGCTTGGCTTCTTCCCGCTCAAACTTTAGCTCTTGCTCGCGGACTTCTTTTTGTGTTTGCGCAACTGCTGCCGAGTTGTCTTTTGGCCCTCCACCGCCACCCATATCTAATAGTTACCAGGAATTGATTTTATTTTAACTCAGGCCTTACCCATAAGGCCCGAAGCCTGCAGAGTAGTTACCAAACATCTTATCCAAAACACCACGATTAATTGCAACTGCTTCTTTAATGCGGCCTTCACGTTCCTTGCGAGAAAGCTCACGGGCATCAGGAGAAAGGGCAATACCAATTCCTTGGCGCTGACGATAGCCTTCTTCTGCTGTTGCCATTGGGGCTTCAAAGAAAGCACGGAATTTACCCGCCCGTTCTGCCAGCTGTTGATTCTGTGTGTTCAGCAGGCTGGTGTTGGTGAAAGCGTTATCTGCCATCCGCAGCTGGTTGCTGGTATCGATAACAGAATTAAGCGCATCCATGGATTTACCAGCAATGCCTTCACGCATCCTGGAAGCGCTGCCAATAAGATCGCGTTGAATAGCACCCTGATTCTGAGTCAGGAATGCGTTCATGCCATAGATATAGTTGTCTGTCCGTGCTGCTTGAGCAGCGTTGACATTCATCAAGTCCGCAATCTGGCGGTAACCACGGTCCAGGCGATTCTGGCCCATGGCCATTGCCGTGCCGTAAGTAGAACCAAGTGCAGCAACGTTTGCGGCGTTCGCTTGAACCTGGGCAGCACGTTCCATGGCTCGGCCTTGGAAGATGCCACCGACGACATTACCAATAGCTCCTAAACCAAAGCCACCGAATGTTGCCCAATCAAACGCCATACCGCCACCGCCTGAACCACCAAGTAAGGAATTGGTTGTAGAAGAAAGATAATCAGCAGCTGCCATTACTTCCTTCTCTGTATTCTAAATTAAAAGGTTTAAAAGTAAGAAATAGCGCCAGGGGGATTAACCGCTGGGATTGCCATCGGATTACGAGCAGCTGCATAAGCATTTGCCATTGCAGCGCCAGAGCCGGCAATCATGTCTGCTGCATAGCGTGCAGCTTCAGGAGTGCCATAAGGATTCATGGACATCGCAATACCCTTAGTCAGGTTGTCCAAACCAGAAGTGAGGGTATTAAACATTGCAGACTTCCAACCTTTCTTGGTTTGATACTTATCTGCAAGCTCAAGTTGACGCTCCTGCTCTTCTGGAGACATCTGCTTACGGTACATATCCATCAGCCCTGTAACCAGCTGCGTATCAGCAGAGGGGAACAGGTTCTGCATCAACTGAGGACCAAAGAGTTTCTTCTCGTCTTCACTCATGCCTTTTGTTGCTTGGCGCCACTGGTTTAAAGCGTTGCCAAACAGATCAGCACTCCCTTGACCAAATTGGGACATGGGGGATTGACCAGCAAGCTGGGAAAGACCAGGAGCTAATCCTTCCCATGCTTTGGTATTAAAGGAAGAAGCCATTTATCAATACCGGAAGGTGGAAGAAGCGTAAGGATTGCTGGTCATCATGGTACGCAGGTTCTCACCAGCCTGGGCTTGAGCGCCACCGGCAAGCTGGAACGCATACTGCTGACGGTTCAGAGCACCAGTCAGCTGACCCAGCTGTTGGTTCAGTTGCATCTGACGCTGCATATCAGAATCTTTCATCTGATTGGCAATCGGCAGCATGGCACGAGCTTGCTCAACCGGAATGTTCACGCCAGAGAGACGCATCAGCTCAGCAATCTGACGCTGCTCACCGGTCAGGTTGGACAGGCCAACACCAGCGCCGGTGCCAGGAACAATACCAGCACTCTTGCCTTCTTCACGTTGCTGACCAGTCACAGCACTGGCAATGTTCTGAATGCCTGTGCCAGCGGCTTGAGCAACAGAACCAGCAACACCGCCACCGATGCCACCGCCAAGGAGGCCACCAGCAGCACGGACGCCAGCACCAAGCAGCTTACCGCGAGTGCCACCAGCAGCTTCCAAGCCACTAGCAATACCACCAGCAAGCTTGGCACCAACAAGACCACCGCCGATCTCACCACCAGCCCGAGCAATATCACCTTGCATCAAGCTACCAGCGGCATAAGCAGCAGGAAGACCAAGACCGGCCACCAGTTGACCCTTAGGGGAAGCAGCAGCATCTGCTACACCGGCACCAGCGCCACGTAAGCGATTAAGTAAGTCCTCAAAATAAGAGGGATCCTGAGGACGTACGGCTAAAGCACCTCCCTGAGGAATGCGTTCGGTGACCATTTATAGTAAAGCTTTAGATGATTTAATTTTATCAGCCTATACACCTGGCTGATATTCTTGCAACTCTTCAAGCTTAGGACGGTTTGCTGTTGCAATTACTTCGTTAATTAAATTACCAGCAGCCACACCTGCAGTAGAACCAGCTAAACCACCCAGGACACCACGAACTGCGCGTTGACGCGGATTACTGGCGCTTGCCACTGCTTGACGTGCGGCCAGGGAACCTGCAGCAAAACCGCCAACCATTGGAATGGTGACCGGGAAGCCAAGCATTCGAGCCTCTGGATAACCTTGAAGATTTTCAGAAGTTCCTTTAATGACGCCCAGGCCCAGCAAACCTTTCTCGTTGTAAAGAAAGTTTTGATAGTTGGCATAACGTTGTTTGGTTAAAGAAGGAATATCTTGTTTTGCCGTTTCGTACTTAAGCGGTTCGCCAGTGCGGCCCATGAAGAAACGCTCAACCAGCTCTTGTGCGGGCTGGGCAGTTTGACGGCGATCTTCTGAACCTGGCTCGGAATATGTTTGAGCGTAACCAGTGGGACGGAAAAGCTCCCCTGGGTTCATGATGTTGTAAGTACCAGCTGCTGAAATGGCTGGTGCGGCGATAGCCAGTGCTGCTGCAGCACGAGCAGTTGGAGATTCAATTGCACCAACACCTGCTTCCACACCTTTTTGTGCAACAGCAAGCGGATGGTTGTAGCGCCACCAATAGGTACGTGTTCCATCATTTGCGGCATCAACTACAAGACGAGAGGCATATGCTCCAAGAAATTGGGCAGGCGTTTCTTTTAACGTGACGCCACGAGCTGCGATATCTTTACGGAACCGTGGATCTAGGATGCTTTGTCCGTAGCCGAGCCCCGTGGTATCTGTTGCGCGTTGTGCAACATCAGCTTTACGAACACCAGTTTTAATATCTTCTAAAATATTTTTGATTTGAAAGTTCATCGCAGCGCACCCCCGCGCATGATGCCGTAAGGATCAAGGGAAGGATCAACGCGCCCAAGCGTTGACTCAATACCTTGCATTTGGAACATAGTTCCAGGGGACAGTGCTTCCCCTTGAAGGTTATTGATTAGATCGCGTTGCAGAAGTTGTTGCTCTGCCGTTGCCGTTTGATCCATCACAAGTGGCTCAGCCAAAACCTGCTGAAGTTGTTGTTGAGACATCCCAGCAATATGAGAACCTGCCAGCATTGGAGCAGTAGCAAGCGTGGCACCGATACTGCCAGCACCCATGGCGATGTTCTGGAGTGTCGACATCTCACCTGGTTTAGAACCAGCTAAAACATTGGCCGCCCGCTGGCCCGTAACCCTAGACAGCATCTGTGGTGTAACCTTGCCTGCAAGCCTGGCACCAGCAGTTGATAAGCCGATATCTAATGCACCTGTTGCGATGGAAGCAACGGGACCGCCACCAGCTAAAGCTGTCAAGCCACCTGTGATAACAGCACCGGGAATCGAAGATTTAGCAGCTTCTCTGGTTGCAGGTGCCATCATGGCCTGACCCATGCGGGAGCCAAGTATTCGCTGCAATGCTTGCCCCGCAAGTTTCATGTTATTAACACCCTTTCAATTATTATATTGCGCTTAGTTTTACGCCTTTTTAGGAGGCGGTGCTTCGATTGGTTCCTCTGCCACCGTTGTAGATCCTGCGCTTTCTTCCTTCTTCACCTCCACCGGCTTCATCACCCCCTTCCGATCCAACAACTGTGCGATAGACATCTTCCCTTCCACCTCGTTCTCCGCACGGTTCTCCGCCACCGACATCAGATACCCATTTGGATCTGGGTTCTTCATGCGAGGCATCGGGTTTTTGGCAGCTTTATCAGGACGCACTGTTGGACTCAACCGATAAGCTTCAACCCACACAGGATTAAAGTCAGGTTGGTCCTGGGGGCGCTGCGGTGTTAAAGCACGACCTTCATTAAAATCATAAGAAGTAGGACGCTCAAAACGTCCCAGGCCTTCAAATACTTCGTAGCTAACACCTTCCTCTGTATTTGTCTCAAAGAACGGTGAGTTAGAAACAAAGTTAAGGTCCGGGTTGAGTGTACGCTTTCGCGTCATCATCCGCTTCAGAAGATCACCTTCTTTAAAGCGTGATGGGTTCCAGGGATATTCACCTGTATCCGGTTTTGACCGAAACAGTTCGTCAAAATCTAAATTGGCACGAATCTTGCCTTGGTTGTTAAACGGGTTTGTGACGTAACGCCCAAGGTCAAGCCGATGATC